ACATTGACGTTTACTGCTGCACCTGTAAGTGCTAGTGGAAATAATATCTATGTGTTACATCACAATTCACCTGCAAGTACGGCAACACATCCTGCAGGACAAGACTTAACTGCGGCAAATACTACTCTTACTGGAAATGTAACAATAGGAAGTGGTACTGCAGCAGATAGAAAAATATTATTTGATGGCAATGCACAAGATTATCATATTGGATTAGATGACAGTTCAGATTCTTTAATAATAGGAAAAGGTTCTGCATTAGGTACAACTTCTCATATTGTTACAGATGCAAGTGGTAGAGTAACAAAACCATTAACTCCATTTTTTACTGGTGGTAGAAATTCTGGACAAACAGGTAGTGGTAATGATTTTGTTTCTAGTGTTGCTGTAACTAATAGAGGAAGTCATTATAATACAAGTAATGGTAGATTTACTGCACCAGTAGCAGGTGATTATTTATGTATATTTAAAAGTTTTGTATCTCCACAAGATTTAAGTTCTAATCATTATCAATTATCGCTTAGAGTAAATGACAGTGTAAAATCAATTTTTTATTTTTATCATAATGACAAACACGAACCTATTGCATTTTCAGAAATAGTTAGCGTTAGTGCTAGTGATTATATAACTCATTATATTCATGGAAGTTTAACTGTATATGGTACGGACCAAACATACGCAACGCAAAGTTTTTATTTGCTTGGATAAAACAGAAGGAAAAAATATGGCAGATTATACTATAAAATTAACAGACACAGAGGACAAAGCAATGTCTTACTGTGCTTTATCCACTCAAGAGTGGGCAGACAATTCTATTAAAACAAGAGTAAGAGTAGCTATTGACGAAATTGTTGCATTAAATATGGCACATTGCAATGCTAATGGAGTAACGATAGCAACAGGCGAAGATAAACAAGTAGAACAAGCCTTTACATTGGGCGTTGTAAAGACAGTAAAAGAACGCAATGATGAAGCAGAAAAGAATAAACCAGAATAGGAAAACTAAATGCCATATATAGGAAAAACAACAGACGGATTTGGAGTACGAAATAGGTTCGTATACCTAGCGTCAAGTGGTGACACATCCGTAAGTGGAGCAGATGCCAATGGTGCTACTCTAACATTTACAGATGGTGCATACGTTGATGTGTATCTCAATGGTATTTTACTAAAACCAACAACAGACTATAACACAAGCACTGCTAACACAATAGCAGGTCTATCAGCACTCAATACAAATGATGAAGTAACTGTGGTGGTCTATGACGTATTTACTGTTGCCGACATGGTAAGTGCTACAAGTGGTGGTACGTTTAGTGGTAATGTTACGTTTGGTGGTAATGTTAGTGGATTGGATGTAAATGGTACAGAAGTTATTTTAGATGCTGATGGCGATACATCAATTACTGCCGATACTGATGACCAAATAGATATTAAGATAGGTGGTACAGATGAAGTAACATTATCTTCAAGTGGCATAGTTATAAATGAAGGTGGTAACGATAGAGATTTTAGAATTGAAAGTGACGCAAAATCTCATGCATTTTTTGTTGATGCAGGTAATGATTCTGTTTTAGTTGCTGGTTCTGATGTTAGTGTTGCTGTTACAAATGAAGCAGACGATTTTATAATTGGAAGTACAAGTAAATCTATTGGTGGAATGACAATAGCAAATTCATCAACTGGATATGGTTCAATTAATTTTAGTGATGCTACAAGTGGTAATGGTAGAATAGCAGGATACATTGCATATGACCATAACGCTAATGAAATGGTTATTGGTGGCATGGGAAGTGGTAATACTCTTGCAAAGTTTTTATCTACTGGTCGATTTCGAGTACAAGCAACAATAGATAATACTTCTACAGTGGAAGTATTAAACAATCAAAGTTCTTCAAATCCTGCAGGTATTAGAATAACTTATCCAAATCACAACCCTGATGACCAAAATCAATATGCAATAATATTTAATGATTCTAGTGCTACTAGATTTTATGTATATAATGATGGCGATGTTCAAAATCACGATAACAGTTATGGTGCTATTTCTGACGAAAGAATTAAACAAAATATTGTAGATGCTAATTCTCAATGGGATGATATTAAAAATGTAAAAGTTCGTAACTTTAAAAAGAAAGATGACGTTGTACAATATGGCAATAAAGCATGGTCGCAAATAGGTGTTGTTGCTCAAGAATTAGAAACAGTTAGTCCTAAATTAGTAAAAGAAAGTCCACCAACATCAGAAGATATTAAAATAAATGCAGAATTTGGTACGTTATATGAAGATGGTGATGAACTTCCAGAGGGTAAAAAAGTTGGAGATGTTAAAGAAATAAAAAACAAAGTTAAAAGTGTAAAATATTCTGTTCTTTATATGAAAGCAGTTAAAGCCTTACAGGAAGCAATGACACGAATAGAAACATTAGAAGCCAAAGTAAAGACATTGGAGGAAGCGTAGATGAGCAGAGCAAGAACATTTGCAGATTTAGCTACAGCATCTGAAGCAGGTAGTTTAGCTAATCGTAATTTAGTTGATAACGGCAACTTTGCTGTGCAT